TGACTATACGCATGTTTATTGAGTCAGCCGCTGCCGGTCGCTGGCTCTTTTAGTCACTGTCTGCGGGCAGCAGGTTTGCCCGTTGTATCAGCTGCAACACAATGACAACAGCATAATTTCCCTTCCCTAAGATCTGACCATAGCGGAATCCCTTCACAGGAGAACCGCCACATGTCACAGGCTTATCACCACGGCATGCGCGTTGAGGGAATCAACGAAGGTACGCGAACCATCACCACCGTTAGCACCGCGATTGTCGGACTGGTCTGTACCGGCGACGACGCAGCCACTTTTCGGCTAAACCGCCCGGTAGTTAACCGACATACTCACCTTCAGCGACAGGGTCGGATACTGGGAGCGCCAGACCGATCAGGCTATCCGTGAAACGTCCACGAGCAGGAAAGTTAAAGCCGATACGGAAACGCGTGATCTGGTCAGCAGGGAAACGACAGCCAAAGCCACTGACAGGACCACGGTGATCGGAACGGCGTCACTAATGGTAGGAGCAATTCAGCACGTAACAACCGGCAGTTACAGCGTGGCTGCACTTCAGAATCAGCTGATTACAGTGGGCGGCAATGCGGAAACAGACGTCACCGGCAGCGCTGCGATTAAAGTCGGTCAGGCACTGACTGAAAAAATCGGCCAGCTGCGTCAGAGCATTGCCGGAACGCGTCAGGAAATTATCGCGCCGGTTGTGTGGATTGGTTCAGAGAAGATTAACGTGGCACAGCTGATGCTCGATACAGTGGCGCTTGTGCAGCAGCTGGCTGACCAGCTGGCCAGCCATACGCACCCGTCAACCGGTCAGCCCACGTACAGCAGCACCATCGCACAGAGTGTCCAGCAGGCCGCCGCACTCAGTACGAAATATTCCCCCGTCATCGGCAAGTAAGTCAGCACACTGACCCGCTATCACAGCGGGTTTTTTATTACCCGTCACCAGAACGCCTCAGACGCACGATGCGCCACGCAAAGGCGCGCCCATCACTCATACAACCATAAACAGATCATCCCCACAGCGCGGCACTGGCTGCGCGTCAGCACGGCAAAATAATCGTCCGGCAGACAAAATCGGCGCTACACCGCACCCGCCTGCAGGTTTTGCATCATAAAAATTTTCAGTTTGATTTTTTTACAAACGGTATGTCCAGCCCGCACGGCTACTGGCTTTCTGCCGGAGTTCTCCAACTGAAAAGAGTGAAAAGAATTTCAGTGATTTTCAGTTTTAAGGATCTGAGATGGATCTCTCTTGATTCTCATATAACTGAAATTAAAGGATATTATATTTTTTGGTCGCCTGCTGGATCTCAGGCGGATCTCCATGAGGTGTAAGTGACTAATCATCAACCTCAGACAGGAAAAGGGTTGCGGAGGTTTCAAGGTGGGGGCAGCTTATAAGCTAACTGAAATCGGTCACAGCGGTCAGAAAGGTTTTAAGCGACAGCTAGAGAATTTGCAGTACATCTGTTAAACAACTCCGTAATGAGCCTGTGGCATGCATGCGTAGGAAGAACATAACCCACCAATATGCATCTTGACATTAATCCGCTATATGTTGGCACAATATATAACCTCTTAATTTTGGCCCGCATTTTTCCACAATGAATGGAAAGTGGTGGTCATCAATGTAGAATTGAATATCACAATCTTCACCAAATTCATCATCCGAGTAGGCTTCAAATTTGATAGCTGGCGTGTATCTGTATCTATTTGAATAAACAGAATCATCAATTGTAAATAGTTTGTCTTCACTATATGAGGTTTCTTTGAATAAAGATATTAATTTATCTAATCCCTCTGGGTTAATACTGAAAAGTTCATTGACTTCATGCTGATGCTTATCATTATAAATTCTTAATAAACTTTCTTTATAAATTGGATTGATTGTGCAAAAAGACGTTTTTTTATCAATCCGATTTAGGATTAGAATTATTTTTCCTTCAAGTAACCCCATAAACGCTACATTGAAATGTGAGACATTACTATCCTCTATGCGTATGGCGCAATCTTTATAAAGCAGTTTGAGCAATATTTCTTTGGCCGAATAGGAGTACTCATCAAAACTATTTATAAGTAATCTGTTTTTTTCGTCATTAAGGATCTCTAAGTTTTCTTTATCTTCTAATTCTTTCTTTTTTTCTCTTCTCTTAAGTATTAATTTTTTTATAGCGGAAGTAATTTGGTCGGAAATATAATAAATTACTGAAGATATCAATGCGCCAATTGAAAACCCAATAGCTACAACTACGGAAACCAGCAGTTCTGAAGGGATTTTTAATGGGACTAGCTCAGGTCTAATATAAACCCAACAGGCAATAATGGAACCAGCAATAATCAATAACCTTAGTGATGATTTAAAGGATATCAAGTTAGCAAGATGACCAATGAACGTCGAAAAAGGATCAGCCATTAATAGCCCTTAAAATCGTTAAACCACATTCACCTTGGGTGGCGTAGAAGATTTGGGTGACAACCTGTGCTTACCAAGAATCATAGCCGATGATGCTCGTGCGACACTTTTGCGACACTAAAGGTAGTTATAAAATGAGACCTTAAGAAAACGGTATCTAACTTGCTGAATAGAAAGAATAAATTTGGTGGCCCCTGCTGGGTTTGAACCAGCGACCAAGCGATTATGAGTTCCTACTAGAGTAACCGAAAATCAATGGTTTTCTTTATTTATCATTGACATGGATTGCATGTGTTTGCCAATGATTACCCTTTATCCGCCATATTCATCGCCACTTTATCGCCATCTTTGTCTAGGTGAGGCATCTTCTGAAAAGCATCATGAGAATCATCCCCGCTATAGGTCTCAAGTCTTAAAGCAGCGATATAAAGAATAAGTCTGCAAAGAGACGTTGCTTTCTGTCTCTCTTTATCAAAAGGAATTAGTCTATCGATGTGATTTCCATGAACTATTTGTGAGCGACCATGTTCATAAAGGTCAATAATAAATTCAATAAGGGTAGTTTTTTTTGGATGTTCGAAGACTACATGTTGCTCATCTAGATCTAATAAGTTTTTAACCATGCTTAATATGCCTCTTGTTGTCCCTCCTCCTGATAAAACATCCAGAGATATACCAATTTTTGCTAAAGATATAGCATCATCCTGTTCTCTTTGTGCTTCAGCGTACCAATTTAGTGCTGTAGTCCATCTTAGAGATAGGTTTTTTTTACCATTTTCAAGTTTATTTGTAATCGTATAAAGTATGCTACCTGCTGCACAGATAAAATTACAGTTATTAGTAATTGCTTTGTCTATTAAGTCACCATTGTACGTCCTGATTTTGTCATTTATCGTCATCCCGGGTAACTGGAGTTTTCCAGAAAAAGACACTAGGGAATTATATGCAATAGGAGGAGTTGGGTGTTCGAATAAATTCTGTTGTAAAAACATTTTTGGGTTGTTGAAGATTAGTGAGAAACAATCAACCGCTGCTTGTGATGTGATTTTTGCCAGTTGTCTGGAAAGTTTAATTTCATAGTTATCTATTTCCACCTCTATTATTGAGTTTGCTTTTTTTATTATTTCATAAATCTCTATCGAGATGGAATTCTCAGATGTATACTTCCCATTGCTACTGATAAGTTTGGTTAACTCTTCTTTCCATTCGGTTTCATCATTAGAAGAAGCACCAAAAGCAGTGAAAAATCTGTTAGTCACATCTAAATCTTTTACCCATTGATGTGTTGATTTAATTGACACGGGGCCAATAGAAAACGAAGGTGAATTGGGGAATAAACAAGTTTGAGCTTGGAAGTGATGAGTTAATGTAACTATTTTTTTTGAGATTACCTGGTTGATTTCTGCTTTTAATTTTTTTATATGCTCTCTACTTCCAGCTTTTATACCTTCTGTCAATACACCTTCAGCATATAAGTTGCATATGCAGTCCATACATATTTTGTATAAAGTTGCATAAGATATATTATTAAGAGGCGCAGGGAGATTATCTTTCAAAATTGAGGATAATAAATCTATCTTTTTCCTCACCTGATCGCCGAAATGAAGCTGATGACCTGACCTAGTTGTTATAAGGTCAGGCATTTGTCTTTCTTGTTGAAAATTGTATGTGTCGATAAGGTCAACTATTTCGATGATTAAATTTTTTAGGTTCACTGACATGCCCTGAAATCTAATGGGTTGTATTTAAATGCTGAATCCAGATGATCGGGTGAAAAGTGAGAATAACGCATAGTCATTTTTATATCGGCATGACCTAATATCTTTTGAAGTACAAGTAGATTTCCACCATTCATCATGAAATGACTGGCGAAAGTATGACGCAAAACGTGGGTAAGTTGCCCTGCTGGCAATTCGATGCCTGTTCTTTCCAGCGCAGACCGGAACGCGCCATAGCAATCCCCGAACAACCGACCTTTTTTTTCTTCGGGCAGAGAGTCGTAGAGTTCTTTGCTAATGGGAACGGTGCGGTTTTTTCTGCCTTTCGTGTTGATGTATGTGATTTTGTATTTTGCGAGCTGGCTTTTTTTCATGCTCTCGGCCTCAGACCACCGAGCGCCAGTGGCGAGACAGATTTTTACCACGGTTTCTAAATCAGGGTGGTCATGCCGTTTGCACTCGCCGAGCAATAGCGCAATCTGTTCATGAGTTAGCCAGGCCATTTCCATTTCTTCCGTTCGGAAAGGGCGCATATTTTTCAGCGGGTTTTCACCTTTCCATTCTCCCAGGCGATTTAACTCATTGAACACCGCGCGAAAGTAGGCCAGCTCAAGATTAAGCGTGCGAGGAGATACCTCTTTCACTCTATTTGATCGAGCATACTCACCTTTCAACCGCTTTTCCCTATAACGGGAGAACATCTGCGCATCAAAGTCGCGTGCGAGGGGCTCGCCCATGCACTCGAAAGCATGTTGCATGGCTAACTGGCGTTTTAAACCATCTCTCAAGGTAATGCCATGAGCGCTATACCATGAATCAACCAGTTCCTTTAGGGTGCGCTTGTCTTCCTTTTCTTCCTGCCACGGGTTTTGAACGGTGTACTGTTCAAACGCCAGCGCCTCGCCTTTGGTGGCGAATTTCTTTCGGGTGCGTTTGCCGCCAGCGCCGTTTGGATAAATCTCGCAAAGCCAACCTCCTGTTGGCAGTTTACGCACAGCCATTATTTAACCTCGCGATAAACGCCAGTGATTCTACCCAGTACACGTATATCTTCGGCTAAGCACTCAAACGGAATTTTTCCGCCAGTGACGTGAAGCCTCTTGCCAGGTAAAACCGCGATTTCACGAATGCTGATTGTTCCATCCACGTCGATCAGTTTTTTACCGTCTGAAACTGTGCTGCTCTCTTCAACTATGTAAATAGAAGAGTCAGCTTCCACGCAAAAGACTTTCCCCACAGGGCTGCTCAAAACACTCGCATCAATAACAAAGCGACCCACAGAGTTAAGCTTGCTTTCACTAAATGTGAATTTCTCAAGGCTCGTGAATTCACTTTCTGCTAAATCATCTGTTTGATTTTGAATCCGCTGCTGACCTTCACCGGTCATCAACCACTTTAAATCTGCGCCCGTTTCGAGAGCGCATAAGACAGCGAAGTCATACGAGACATTACCGCGTGTGTAGCGGTTTTGGAGGGAGCTTGCTGCGATATTGAAATGATTCGCGAGCTGGATTTTCTGATGAAAGCCATAAACCTCACAAATTCTATTTAGTAACTCTTCGTTATTAAAGTTGGCATTTATCATTAAAATTAGCATCCGATCGTTGTGCGATACTAAAATTAGCATTACTATCGCTGCTTGTGGTGGTGATTGGTGGCAAAAGTTGGCAAGACTTAGGCAATCAATGGCTGAAATCTCAAAAAAGGAATCATGCTATATGGCTTCTGAAATCGCAATCATCAAAGTACCTTCACCTGTAGTAACTGCTGAGCAATTCGCAGCTTTAGAGGGTGTTTCTGTACGCACCGTATATCGGTGGACAACTGGCGATAATCCGCAGTTACCAATCGAACCGCGCATCATTCGTAAAGGATGCAAAAAAGCCGGAGGGCCGATCCGTATCTACTATGCACGCTGGAAAGAAGAACAGTTGCGTAAGGCGTTCGGGCATTCCCGTTTCCAGCTCATTATTGGCGGCTAATTCACATTAAGTGAATAGGGAGATTCGCACATGTTTGATTTTAAGACTTCCACACATAACCATTATGACGACGCCTGCCGCAAGTTTGCGCTGACACACAGCATGGCTGAGCTGGCGCAACGTGCAGGCATGAAAGCGCAGACTCTGCGCAACAAGCTGAACCCGGATCAAGTTCATCAGCTGACTGTTCCAGAATTGCTATTGCTTACCGATCTGACCGAAGACGCCACGCTGATAGATGGCGCGCTTGCACAGCTGCACTGCCTGCCATGCGTACCGGTTAATGAGCTGGCAAAAGAAAAGTTTCCATCCTACGTGCTTAAGGCTACTGCTGAAGTCGGAAGCATGGCCGCCAGTGCCGCTAACCCGGAGCGGATAACTGCAACATGCCGCCGCAGTATTCTGGAGGCCGCAAATACCGGCATCCGCTGCATGATGCTGGCTGCACTGGCCGTACAAACCCGCGTTCACTCTAACCCGACCTTAGCCTCAACCGTTGACGCTATCAGCGGGCTGGGTGCTTCGATTGGCATGAGCTGAGGGCGCACGATGATTTCATTTGCGGCACATCTCAAGCGCCAGAGTCCGTCAATGTCATACGGCAATGGTTGGATCATGGGCGAGAACGGCAGGCGCTGGCATCCGGTATTAAGCCAGCAGTTACAGGTAAAAGAGCAAAGAGGTAAATCATGGCTATCGAGGGCGATTCAATGCTGGTTGAGCTTTCTGCCGGGCAGAGGGTTTCGGCGCTGAATCACGTTGCCATACTTCGCGCGCAGC